ACCAACGGCACGGAGATAATTCGAGTTCTGCTTCGAACCTTTTCCGATGGCTGGGATAAGCAGGGAACGGAACTGTTTGTTGGCCGTGTGGCCGAGAAAGAGAATGTACGTCGGGATGTGGCTTACTGCGTCAACACGATTTGGAATAACCGTCTGGAGCCGGTCAGCAGCCAGCGCTTCTACGAAGTGAATGAATATGGAGATTCCAACAAGTTCTATGGCACAGAAGCGGATGCGGAAGCCGTTAGCAAGGTACGGATGCGCCGCTATGCACAGTGCCCGAGCCGCCAGAATAAGGACATGACCAACGCCCAAACCATCAAGATTGCCGTTCCGTTCATTCGCCGGAAACTGGGCATCAAGAACGTGGACAAGAAGCGCATTGAGGTGTTCCGCACGCCGGATCACCGGTACATCATCAGCTATCGCGGCACTGGGTACCAGCTGAACAGAAAGGAGGACTGAACCACAATAGCATGACCGAAACCAACACCTTTGAAACACAGGAGGATTGACTATGTATTGCAACAAGTTTTTTAAGACCGAGGATGAAGCCAAAGCGTTCCAGAAGTCCCACGGCGGGGCTCTGTACAAGAACGTCAAGCGGAGCCACACCCGGGAATCGTACCGGGTGGAAGCCGCAATGGCTGTGCAGGGCGGCTGGATGCACGGCGCTGATCTGGATGCACACCCATACTGTGTGGCATGGAATGGCGAACCGCTGAAAGCAAGAAAGGAGAATTAAGCCATGAAAGCACTGAAAATTGAGCCGGGCAAAGCCCCGGAACGCATTAACGTTGCCAACGAACTTGCAAGCCTGCAGAGCCTTGTAGGCGGCTATATTGAGGTGATTTACCCGGATGAACGCCGCCCGGTCGGCCTGATCTGCAATGAGGAGGGCAAGTGCTGCGGGCTTGAACTGAACCGGGCGTTGTACAAGAACGGTAAGCCCTACGACATCATTGCCGGCACGTTCTTGGTAGTTGGGCTCTCGGCAGAGGACTTCGCGGATCTGCGGGAGGAAGATGCAGCCTATTTCGAGAAGCTGTTTCGCTCGCCGGAAAAGTTTCAGCGATTCGCCGGGAGGCTCGTTATCTCCAAGGTGGTTCCTGGCGGGGTGTAAACCCCGCCTTTCTCAAAAACCGAAAAAACCGAATGGGTTTTTTCGGTTAAGTTCGCTTTTTTGGGTTTTGATGGGTTTTGAAAAACACGAACATAAAAGTGAAATTCAAGGTCGAAAAGTCAAATTTGAAGGTCAAATATCAAAATTGGATGCAAAGTAGTTTTTGATAAATCGACGATTTTTCTAAATGTGTGTGAAACGTGAAAACCCATTGGGTTTTTTAAAAACCGAAAAAACCCATCTTCTTAAGAAAAGAAGAAGAAAAAGAATAAGAAGATATGAAGACTATCGTCTTCATCACGCGCGGGCGCGCACGTTATATAGCCGACGACGAGGACGAATCCAATTGATGAAGAACAGGATCATCGGTGCGGCCAAGCAGGTAATCAACGGAACAATCCAGTTTGTCCGCAAGCAGCATGAGCGTTTTTCCAGACGGAGGATCTTCTGCATTCTTCCAGCGTGTGACGGCTCCAGATGAGATGCCGAGCTCTTTGGCAAGCGGATTTGGCTTTGTTCCGCGGATTTCGCACATCCGATAAAAACGTTCCCAAAACAACAAATAGAACACCACCTTTTTGTGCAAAAACATGAATCTCACAAAAATGAGAATATCGTATTGATATCTCACTTTTGCGAGATTATAATATATCTAACAAATGATTCATTCACCTGTTAGACAGAAAGGAAAAACAACATGGAGAGATTTATAGCACCCATGGCTACATGGGAAATCGTGGGCGGCGACCTGCCGCCTGTCCGGGTTCGTGCCCGGACGTTCGATGAAGCACTTGCAAAGGCAAGGCTTCGCGATCCCGGCTATTGTGCCGGATGGGTCGTTGAGGAGGGCTGAACCATGGAAATCAAAAACGTGCACTGCGAGAAGCAAGCGCTGGAGCTTTTCAGGATGATGCCGGACAACAAGAAGTCATCTCTCCACAATGCGTTGAGCCGAAACCTTGAGTTTACCACTTCTTGGGGACTGGAACTTGGCGAACTCCGTGCTTATCAGAACGGTGTTTACATCACTCTCCAAGGTACGCGCTGCAGTTTTTCCGTGTATGCAGAGTTGGTGAACGGAAAGCCTGTTTTCAAGCGCAAGCCCCCTGAAAGCAAGCTCAGCCTGAAATTCAGAAGCGGCCTGCTGTTCGATGCTGGAGACTTCAACGAATTCTAAACAATATTGGAGGACTAAACCATGTTTGAGATCACCGACGCCGAGAAGCTGAGAGACGCTTACACCCTGCTGGCATTCATCCGGGACGACGTTCCCACAACCACCGCCGAACAGAAGTCCGGCTTGGCCGCCTTTATGGTCAGCATCAAGAAGGAGATCCGGGCCTACAACAACCGCCCGGCACCTGACAGCCGCATTGTCGAGGAGCGCGGCATTGATGGCTACATTGAGCTGGTGCAGCTCCCGAACGAGCTGGACAAAGCCAGCAAGGCCGATGCAGACGAGTGGTTCCGGTGGAACCGCTACTACGAGTTTTACCCGACGGCCTATGACTGCTCTGGGCAGCGCTTCACAAACTGGCACAAGCTGCACCGCCGCTGCGGGCACTGGTTCGCATATCATTCGGTCAGCTTTGACGTTTAATCAAATTGGAGGTCTGAACGATGAAAAAGATTGCAAACAAGTCCATTCCACTTTTTCAGCTGGAAGAGAGCCATTTGGAGAGCAAGTACCGCAGCGAGGGCTTCACGTATATGATCGTCAACGGCTATGAAGTCCGCTGGCCGAGGTGGGAGAACTTCGTGGCTGCGCTTGAAGATCGTACAGCGGAGTTCTTTCTCCCCGGTGGGACATGGGAGACACTGGGCGATGAAAGACCGGACTACTAAGACCCCGCCTGATGATGGCCGCCGGTATCGGCCGAAACCATTTTCGTGGCATCACGAAGATGGTCGCGGGAACCAACACCGCAAACCAAGGAAAGGAAGATTCACATGAAGTATGAGATCTACCAGCTGAAAGAGGACACCATGGAGCAGGTAAAACTGCGGTTCATGGCATCCGATCAGGCCGCACAGCTGGGCGGCATCCACCGGGAGAACTACCGCCGGGTATACGGCGGTGAGATTCCGTCTGTCCCGGAAGTGGTCAGGATGCTTCTTCGCCTGTTCGCACTCTTCAACGGGTCGAATCGACCCGTTGATTTCTCTGGCCACAGTATGAGTGTGTCCGATATCGTGCGGCTCACCGAGGATGGTGCATCCAGCTGGTGGTACTGCGACCCCTACGGCTGGATGGAACTGAATGAGGAAGAATGGGGGCAGACCTGATGCGTCACTACACAAAAGCGGAGTGGCGCAAGATCCCAGAGTCCTACAAGGGACGTTGGGAAGCATCTCCGTACAACCTTGAACGAGTGAAGCGGGGCGAACTGCCAGCTGAGTACATCGGCAAACGGACAACCATCGTCAATGACGAGCATCGCGGTACGGTGCTTATCACCGAGGGTGCGCACTTCGTCATTGATGGCTGATTTCAC